GTTCCATACAGGGGGTTGGGTATTAAGGTACAATCTTCCTAATTGATGAGGGCCACTAGTCGCGCGTCGCGTGAATTTGGGACCGGCCCACTCGCCATGACGTCATAAAATACAAACCAATCTCTTGGTAAAATGTCATGGAGGAGCGGGTGTTCGATCGGCGAGAGGTCTTTCTTGTTGAGCAAGATATCCTCCAGCAGCATCTGAGACGGGATTGATATACCAAAGTCTTCCTCCACACGGACCCGTGCTTCGTAAGAAGCGGGTCTGGCGGATTCAGCGTATTCAGCGTGTTCTCGTTCCCAAGAGCTCAGGTGTCGCCGGATGAAATCCCAATCAATCAGGACCTCGTCCGTAAGGCGAATCGCGCATGCAGCAAGGGCCCAAACAATAGGGCATCCAGGGAGCGTGGCTGCGAGTGACATAGCTTTGGCACGTAGCAGCATCTTCCGATGGGTGATGTTGAACTGGACATGGTGTTGTTTGCTCCACCCGAACTTTACCAGAATCGGCCTTGGATCACGAATTATATCGCCGTTCGAGGTGTGTTGGGTCTGGCAGAAGGTTATTCTCTCAGGGTCGCGGTGTACTTTAAGCTTCAACGTGAAGCCTAGTTCCAGCATGACTCTTTCGAAAAAGGCCCGGTCGACGCCAGGTGCGGCGCCAGCCGAGTCATCGCCTTCCACCCGCACATTCTCTGCAACGAAAACGGATTGGCCTTGTTGTAGCATGGCAAAGCGGTAGAGCATGAAGTTGGTAAAGCCATTGGCCAGCGAAGTGTGAGCGTCACCGCTCTTCCGCCGGCCTGTGGCTTGTATGGTGAAATGTCTGTGTCGAAAGTGAGATACGCCCATCATATCTTGTTTTAGGAGGTCTAGTTGTTCAGTGTTGAGTAGATGACCCACACAGTGCTTTACGAGTAGCCACTCGCAGGACTCAATGATTCGGCTGTCAAAGGAACTCTCGAAAGAGGTGTAGTCACCCTCCAGGATTTCAACAAAAGGCACGGCCACTTCAGTCACGATTCGGATACGATCCTTCTCAGTGACATGCTTGCAAAATTGGGGCAACACATAAGTGGCGTCTTCGACGCTGCTCATTATTGGCCCCATGAACGACAACCATTCAAGGGTGCGGTTGACTATGATGCGAGTTTGTTTTATTTGGCCGTGCATCTCGTCCTTTGGGAAGAGTTTGCACTTCTTGAATTTCTCTTTTTCAGCCTTCGTCGCTTGGTCCCACCTTTCACGGGCGGCATCTAGCAGCAGGAGCTGTGTTTCTGTGTAGGTGTAGCGCTTCTTCCAGCGCCAATCTTTGTAGGTGTAGACGTGTTGTAGTTTCGTGATGTGTGACTTGATGTATTGGTCATTATGGGCACGATAGTTTCGTAGGGTTTTTCTGTTGATTGTTGGTGTGGTGCAGAACTGACGATGTATGGAGCCGTGGATCACGGTCTCAGGGTCATTCGGCTCGGCGTGGAAAAGGGTTGCGCCAGCAACCGTCAGTCCCAAGTCGACCGAAATCGGCCGAGGGGGTCTTACGGGTGCCTGCGTACGCTTGAGAGTAACGTCTTCTGACAACTCTCTCGCAGGGAGTCCATGCGCACCAATTGGGATGCC